CTATTCGCGGCCCTTCGGCCTGTCAGGTAAAGAAGTCCCGCCATGATCCACCCTTTCCCTTTCCATAAAAAAGAGCATACGGACTTGATAATGAGTATGATGTTTTCCATCTGTCTTTCCTTTTCCGGACATAAAAAAACCACCCGTTAAGGTGGTTAGCATTTGCTTTTAGTATTAATTTTTTAAATTATGTATTTTATCACTATGTTGATAGGTGATTTCCTTTAAACATATTATTTGTTTTCATTTTCAGATAATTCCATGTTAACCCTGTCAAAAATATATTCATTGAGTTTTTGTATTTCCAGGAAATTAACTATAAAATAGGCAACAGACAATATTATCATCATGCAAAAGAAAGTTGATAAATCAAACATTATATCAAAACCGGAAATGGAAATGATCTTGATATCATTGATATTCATGTAATTACCCAATAGGTAAATAATTACAACCATGAAAAAATAAGATATGAACTTGTTTCTCATATTGTGAATAGCATCTCTTATTTTATCGATAAAATACCTGTTTTTTATTCCTGTTAGATTGAATGTTACAATCAGGATTAAACCTACAGAGAATACAATTGAAGAAACCGTGAAACACGTATTCAAAAAGAAATTGTCAGGTTTTACACCTGTAAATGATGAGAAAAAAAATGTTGATAATATCATGAACAGAATTGCCATTGACTTTCTCATGATTGATTATCCCTATTATACCTGTTTAAAAGACAACATTCATTATATTGCCAAATGACAACCTGTACAACCGATATGATTGCCTGGAAACAAAATGTTACCAGATGATATTTCCAGGCAATTCCCTCCTATCCGTAATACTTGAATTGCTGATCCAGCCATTGGATACGGCGTTTGGCGAAATTCATCAAATTTTAATTTTATTATCAATTATAAATCTTAATTTTCTATTTTTATTCCATTATTATTTAAAATAAACGTTTTTGGTTTATAATCCTCAATATTGTCGATATTACGCTCTAATTCTTCCATAGCCTTTTCTCCTGATAAAATCATTATTTTTGAAATATAGCGAGGATCCTTATTCCACCATTTTAATTGATTTAACCTTTCACCAACATCGTCTTTGAATCTATTTCTTATAACTTTCGCAGGATTACCACCAACAATAGTATAAGGTGGCACATCTTTTGTAACAACTGAACGTGCGGCTATAATTGCACCATTCCCAATTGTTATTCCCATTGATAAAATAACCCCATTTCCAATCCATACATCATTACCTATTTTTGGAAATGGTTTTTTCCCGTATATATCCCATGTTGGATCAATAGGCGATTTTTCTTTTTCCAATATATCAGACCACAAATTATTATGCGGACGAAAGGTCATTGCCGATGTTGTAAGCAAATGGGTTTGATGATGACTGTCTAAAAAGAGAAGTCCATTAGAAATTGAACAATATCTTCCAATTTTTAATCCTCTTGGCAACGGAGAATAACTATATGACATTGATCCTATTTGACATAACCCTGAATAATTTTATGAGCTCCAATCAATCCATGATAATGACCACCATATAAGCCAACTCTTTCTTCAATACGCATATCAAATGGAATATCTACGTCCCAAGGTATTGGCATCCAGCCATAATTATTATCCCCAGGAGCACCGCAATTAAAATTCGGTAAAATTCTATATTTATGAAAATTTTGAAAAATTTCTTTAACAAGATGCATTATATATTACTCCTATAAATAATCTCCAATGCATCCTTTATCCATTTTGATTAATAATCAAGTGCACCATCATATGTTTATTTCATATTGTATGATCAATTTTTTTGTGGCATCGGTTTTAAAATCAATTAATTTTCCAGTTTTTGTATCTGCAAAAGTCAACTTGAAACTTCCACCAGTCCAATCATACATCCCATGAAAAACATTGACTGTAGAATAATCGCTGAGTTCTGGCAAGGACATCAATATTTTCGGATTAACGTACCAAAGATTATTTTCTGCATTTGCCACTTTCAGCTGATCATCCTGAAATATTAAGGTGCTGTTGTCATCCCACTTTATCGTATTCAAATTTAACTGTTGGAATTGTGTTTTATAAGAAAAATCGGGCAATTCACCGGCTTTGCTCGCCTCGATTGTCAATGTCGAGGCAAACATTTTTCTTGCAACTGGATACATGCTATTTGATATATTGACTTGTGCGTCAAAAATTTTTCCGGATGCCATGGACGGACGGAAATGACCAAATGAAACTTGAATGATATCACCTGGATCGACAGGTTCATTGATGGTCAACTCAGCCGTATATACTCCAACAGTTGTTGAATTTACATAATTTTCTGATGACTGTTTCCATACCCCGTTAGCTGATATCCAACGTACTGCAATCGAAGGGTATTTTTGATTGTCATCAGCTTCTTCCAAGGATACTGCTGTCACTGTAAGACTGACCGTTTCACCAAATATCGCGGGAACATTATAATATCCATAAACATTACTGTTCGTATCTGTTGATTTGAATGTCCATGTTCCATCACTATTCTTGTCAATTGTCGATGTTCCATTTGTTGTTGAAGGGAATTGTGACAGTTCACGACCCGCTATTAGAATATCTTTCATTTTCAACCTCTTAATTAAAACACATGGACAGGATAATTGTTGCAGATCACAGAAGTTACGCCAGCCTTAATCGCCTTTAAAAATTTACGATCATCTTCAGCAGTCCAGACACTCAACCCAACATCGGCATCAATGCATTTTTGTACAATTGAGGGATCCTGCGAAACAGTGTCAATTTGCCATAACAAGAACCCGTTTCCCAAGGTCTGCATTTTCTTAATGGCTGAATCGGCATTGTTGTCTTCTCCAAATTGTAAATACCCTACACGACATTTTGAATCCAAAGAACGGATATGTTCCAATACTGAATAGGTACCACTTTCAAAAGTGACCAGATGACTCAATCCATAAGATTGAATGATTTTTACAATTTGCGTGACTTGTTCTATGGTTTCAAATCTCTTGATCTCGGCATAAAATGGACGATTGACTTTCGCTATAAACTGACACCATTCATCCAGTGAACTTAATTTGACAACATCATAATAAGGTGTATTTTTCAGGCCAGTAAAACGTAGGGATTTCAAGTCTTCATAGGTTGATGTCCGCAATTCCAAACTATGATCAAGCAATCTGTCTGTTTGATTGTCATGCCATATAATGAACTTGCCATCCGTAGCTGTTGACTGAATATCAAATTCAAAGGATATCTCTTGATGGGCACGATAGGAATTTACAGCGTTATATACTGTATTTTCTATAATTCTTGCCACCCCGCCTCTATGCATCGCAATTTCAATCGGTCTGTTTGGAAGATTAAAGGAACGTGTTTCATACACCTTGTTTACTATTGAAAAAAGCGAGGCTGTAGGGGCGGCTTTTGTTGGAACGAGAGCTGATGGATTGATTGATTTAACATACAGGTCTGTTGTCCCATCGTTTAGATTATTATCACCCTTTTCCCCTCTTAGACCCGTAGCCCCCATAATGACGACAATACCATCATTATTCTCATACAGCACACCCTCTGCACGAATTGGAAGAATACAGACAAAATCAAGCGTTTCCTCCTGTTCTGTCGTTATCTCGCAACGAATTGGAACATTCCGGTTCAATTCCCCGCCACTCAGGCGAACCGAAAAAGTCTGATCATGGAATGTGTATTTGTCAGCCGTGACATTGCTGTCACTGGTTGGTCCGACCTTTACCGATGCGATCTTGTCATCAGCCAACATGCGGTTCTTTACAGAGAAACTGTAGAATTTCTTTTCTGTTGGCCCCTTGCATAACAACCTTAATTCTGTACTGCCAAGACATCCACCTGGCAATTCAAATATTTCACGATCAGTCTGTAAAATTTCTGTTTCTTTATTTACCTGATTGTCTTGAAAAGCCTTTTCGCTCACTTTTCGTGATGCTCGAGTATTTATTTTATTAAAATTCATTTTAATATCATAATAATTAATTAACGTGTAAACTGGAATTTGATATATCCCGTGGAACCGTCCCCTCCCTGCCATGAATGTGGCGATTGCCTGTCCCTGGTGCATCCACCGGCACCACCTGCCCCGTAACCGGAACCTGATTGTGCCTTGTCCGCCCAGTCTGGTGTACCACCCTTTCCCAGTGGTGTGCTTCCACCCGCACCGCCAAGATGATCATCCTCTGTCGCGTTATCGACACCATGTCCCCCGTCCGTACCATTCGGACTTCCCCCCTTGCCACCAACCGTGTCCAATATTCCGCCACCGGCATAGGGTGTATTTCCACCACCACCACCTGTCACCCTGAGTATTTCAGCTTCATCAATCTTTACGAAACTGTCACCTCCATTGCCCCCCGCATCATAATTGCCAATTCCACCACCCCCGATTTGTAAAAAAACCTTTTGGTTGGGCATCACGTCATGAACGATGTTCTGCTGGTAACCTCCGGAACCGCCGCCACCGCCAGACTTGCCGCCACCACCGCCAGACTTGCCACCGCCACCCTCTTCACCACCATCGCCACCGCCGCCTCCGGCGATCAGCCATTCGATTTTCATCTTTCGGCATCCCTTTGGAATGACGTAGTCATACTGGCCGGCGGTCAGTTCAATGACAGGCTGATCCGTCCATATCGCCTCTCCCCATTCCATCTTCGGTATCAGGTCAACGCCGGCCACCAGCACACGCGGTGTATTCCCGATACTGTATCCGTTCTGGGACGCGTAGTTTCTCACCCCGTTGCTCAGGTCATTCAGGATATCCGCCGTTATCAAATCTCCCTTCCTGATCATGTAATGGTCGAAGCCGTCCATTTCCCTACGGTATTTGCGTACGACCTCGTTGTAATCATCCGCATAAAAAATACCGTTGATAAAAAGTGTGTTTCCCTCATAGTCATGCATTGTTTTCTTCCCTAGTTCTGCCTGATAACGCATTCGACAGGACGGATTGAGGTCTCGTGACTGTTTTCCAGGGAAAATCCGATATGTCTCTCACCGTCTTTCGCTTTTCTGGCCACACCGGATATTTCCGAAATGGTTACCGGATCACCCTTGTCGATCATGCCTGTCACGAGAACGGGAATACGGCCTGCCAGCGCGACTGGTAACGCGTTCTTTCTATTCCTGATAGCCGTATTCATTATATAGGCTGGTGATGTTGAGATGACCCCATAAAAAAAGCCCCCGATGGAGGCTCTCGTTATCTCTTTCTCACCGCCTATTTTCACAAGCGTCCCTGGATCATATTTCTCATCGGCAATATAGTATTCCGCAAGGTCTGCACAAAATGCGGACATGGACTCACCATTGAAATACTTTCCCGTAATGGTTCCCTTGCTATCCATGGTATAAAATTGTTGATTTCCACTGCTGTTCGAATAAAAAACCAGATCGGTCTTGTTATTCTTGAAATCCTCCTGGAGATATATCCCGCCGGTTTGCCCAGGCCTGTTCACAAGGTTGAAGTGAAGAGATGAATTTCCAACGATTAAACCGTTTTCATTCGTATCCCTGTTTGTACTGTTGATATTCAGTGTTCCATCCGTGACGGATATATCTTTGGATTGCAGTTCATTACACTCTATTTTTCCGTTTTCGTGAAAGACGATTGCATTGTATACCACACCATTTATTTTGCTCTGGATGGTTATTTTCTTTCCTTCATTCCGATCATTGGTCGCGAACATGCTTATGCTATTGTTTTCATCAAGCAGCCAGATTACCGATGGAAGGTTTAGAACATCATTTACATATGGAATATCGTACGCATCAATAACAATATTCTTGCCTTTGTGGTACATCTCACTGTAGTTATCGATCTTCCCTTCACTCAACGGTCTCAGTTCGTCAGCAATGATTTTCTTGCCACTGAAGTTTGACGCGTTTACGGTTCCGTTTTCGTGAAAGACGATTGCATTGTATACCACATCATTAATTTTGCTCTGGATGGTTATTTTCTTGCCTTCCTTCAGGTCATTGGTCGCGAACATGCTTATGCTATTGTTATCATCAAGCAGCCAGATTACCGATGGAAGGTTTAGAACATCATTTACATATGGAATATCGTACGCATCAATAACAATATTCTTGCCTTTGTGGTACATCTCACTGTAGTTATCGATCTTCCCTTCACTCAACGGTCTCAGTTCGTCAGCAATGATTTTCTTGCCACTGAAGTTTGACGCGTTTACGGTTCCGTTTTCGTGAAAGACGATTGCATTGTATACCACATCATTAATTTTGCTCTGGATGGTTATTTTCTTGCCTTCCTTCAGGTCATTGGTCGCGAACATACTTATGCTATTGTTATCATCAAGCAGCCAGATTACCGATGGAAGGTTTAGAACATCATTTACATATGGAATATCGTACGCATCAATAACAATATTCTTGCCTTTGTGGTACATCTCACTGTAGTTATCGATCTTCCCTTCACTCAATGGTCTCAGTTCGTCAGCAATGATTTTCTTGCCACTGAAGTTTGACGCGTTTACGGTTCCGTCCTCGCGAAGGATGATAGAGTTGGTTACCTTATCACCGCTCTTGCTCTGGATGGTTATCTTTTTTCCCTCATTCATGTCATGGGTTGCGAACATGCTCATTGGCATTGTTTCCATCAAACTGCCAGATTGCCGATGGAAGGTTTAGAATACCGTCCGTATATTTCAACTCTCCTGGGTTGATGATTAAATTATGTCCGTCTACAGATAATGTACCAACAAACTTTACCTCACTCTCAACTTTTTGCTCTGTTGCAGATTTCAGTTTCAGGAAATAGTCATCATCGCCACCGACTTTTTTCATTATGGAACCTATTATATCGGCAAGCTGATTCCAGCTGTTCCTGTCTGGAGTTTTTCCACCAGCCCTGATTGCATTCACTATTTCCGCAACTATCGCATTTACAACATGGGCTGGCAAAATTGTCGCAGGAATACCCTGTGCGGGATTTCCGTCAGTCGCATATTGGGCAATGGTATCCACCGGTGCCTTGTCAGCATTTTCCATTGGAACGGAATATGGTGCAATAATTAAATCCATTTCATAACCTTCTAGTTTGTTTTTTCATTTTGGAAAAGACCGTAATAGACCAGGGTATGTGTCGGTGAAATACGGTTGAAAATGCATGGGAGATATTTCAGGTCCTGATCCGACCTTATTCTCCATGTATGGGACCATTCCTCACCACCCAGTGGCCTGTTGAGGGGTGTTCCAAGTCTGAATGGCGTGAATTGATCAATGGTAATGTCAAAACCGAAATATTTTTTTGCATACATGATATAGAAATTTATATTGGAATCCACGGATGACACCAGACGATCAACGACAAGCCTCTGACGCAGCTGCAAATCCGTCACCTCTCCAACACATGGATCCGGTAACCCGACGGTTTTTTCCCACTCATCGAGAAGTTCGGTCGCGGTTCCAGGAAAAGAGACCTGCAAGAGCTCGATCGCCCTGTCACTATTCCTGACATATACCTGGCCAATGATGGAAGCCCAGTAATGACAGAGGCTCCCTGGCTCCCTTGACCATATTGGGCCCATCGGCAATAGGTATAACAGGGCCTGCCTGAAATTTTCATGGGTGAAACGTGGTATCATGTCTGAAATGTCACCTTTCCCAATATTGGAAGGTTACCATCACTTTCCGCGATAATCGTCGTAACGGGTGATGATATGGTGTATTGGGTTAATGTCGTTATGGATGCAATGGCACGGTCCCATGCACTTGGATGCATATTTTTACCTGGGGCGGCCTCTCTTCGGAACAGGTCTTTCAATGCGGCCCTGATGGCATTCTGGTTATCGATCGTGTTATTGATGTCAAGATCGGAAATGACAAAATCAACAGGCTGCGGAATTGGCGAGCAGACAATGACAAGTGAGGTTACCGGCTGCTTGTCCCAGATATAGTTCGCAACGGCCAGCTGGTCACCCGTGGCTGTTTTATACCTTTTCTCCTTGTCCGATGTTCCATTTTCCCCGATCGGAAAACCGTTATTGGAGGTATTCGCATCGTCACACATGATCCATATCACGACAGTCCCGCTACCGAAACTGTTCCTGCCAACCCATGCCCTTGAAACCTGGTGCACGGATTCTGCCCACATGATGTATTCCTGTTCACGCCCGAGGGAACCTGATGTTCTGAATGCCTGGATCACTCTTGACCGGTAATCATCCTCATCCTCGAGATCTGCACCTCCGGTGATCGGTGACAGAACCCTGACATTCACGTTCACACCCGCCAGGGCCTGTCCAAGCGTAAGGACTGCAGTCTGGTCAGAATTCCCGTCAATACCATTCTCGACAGACTGAATATGGGCCTGGTTCCGGATGCTGTCCTCCGTTGTCACGTAGCTCCATCCATCATTCCTTCTTATTTGCGTTCCCTTTGGAACGATAACACTGTCATCCACGACCGTGAATTCAACCAGTCCCGTTGCCCTGGTCGGGGCCTTTCGATAGACATTCTTGAGATTTCCCCATCCAGCAAGATATTCATCTGTCGCGGTCCAGGGAACGGACTGTCTGGCGATATTGCCCAGGAATGAATAATGCGACCATGAGAGTCCAGCCTGGACAGTGCCGATCGTGCCAATAACCGAATTTTTGAGCACTGTCTCAATTCCTTGAACGCCAGCGTTGATTATATCCTGCTGCACCTGATTGTTGAGTTCTGTTAAGGTTGGAACCTTGAACGGCATTATATTCCCTCCCATACCCAACTGAATAGAAACTGTTGGGGCGTGTCTGATTGTGGTTCTGTTAGATTGATTGAAAACCGCAGTAGACCGGTTTTCACCCATTGGACATTGACATCGATATTCGCCACCAGTCCATCATTAACCATCCACTGCAGTGATTCATAGATCATGTCCTGTGCGGACAGGGTGACAGAATACTGATCGGTTTTCACGGCCCGTCTCAGCTGCCATAATCTTGATCCCATAGGTTCATCCCTGAAAATGTCACCCCACCATCCGCGACGGTCTCCCGAAACCTTGCCGATATTTGACTTTTTTTCCGTAAAAGATGGTTCCAGAGGGGCGAGCCTGTCCGTGAACAGTGAAACCATGACTGCACTGAAAAGTGCATTGTCAAGTTTTATATCATTATCGAGGATAGACCATTCACCCTTGCCGGTCTTGTTATTCCAGGTTATGGAAATGTCCTGTACAGGTCTCATAGAGGGCCACCCGTTGGCTGGTTCTGGTATCCCCTTGAATGTTTATGGCTTTGCAGACTTACCGATCCCGCCGTCACATCGCCAGATGCCCTAACATCTCCCGTTGTATCGACATTCCCGTCAACCTTGAGATTTCCGTTCAGAACACATTTCCTGTCTGACGGATTTATCTCGACTGATCCATCATTCTTCAGGATAACGGTTGTTCCTGATTTGTGATAAATGGCTACCTCACCATCGCCAAGCTTTTTTGGACGGTATCGCTGGTCATTCGATGCTATGACAGTGCCACGATTATGGTCACCGGCAAAAAATAGGGAAATCGCATCTGCACCAGGCAAGGGTTTGCTGACAAAACCGTATTGCTGCATGAATGTCATTCCATCCATTTGGGCACCGCCGGAAACCACAACCTGTACTGTGGGTGTCGTTCCCTCGATAATCCTGTTAAGGATACGGCATGCACCAACTGTCATGTTGATCCGTCTCATAATGCTGTCCATTGGTCCAGGCATGTTCACTCCAATAAAAAAGCCATCCGGATGGATGGCCCTGTTTCCTAGTTTATAAAAAATGTTTATCTTGAAAGGCTCGCGTTTGATATGTAGTTGTGAAGCTGGTCAACCTCCTCCTCCATCCGTCTTGTATGATCATTGATGGCACATATCAGGTCATCGATCACGGGATCCTTGCAGTTTACGTTTTTCGTGAGTTTCCTGAACAATGAATTGAAAATTTCGTAATCAATATTCAAAATATTGATCATCCGACCAGCATTCATCAGATCTATATTTTTACTGAACCTGCAAAGACTTGAACGATTATTCTCTTTACACATATTATTTCCGTCCGTAACGAATATGTTGTCCATAAAATATGGACACAATATTATTTTTTTTAATCTCTTGATATCCACGAACATAACCCTACATAAAAGAAGCCTATATATTTTTTAAACCATACTAGGTGCGTAGATAGTGAAAAGATTGTTCAGATAAGGTCACTATCTACAATATGGTTTTATCGATGTTTATCGATACAAATAATGAAGCTTGTTTATATATGATTAATATTCATTAACTAAAATTAACCAGTAAAGATAAGATATCAAGGAAATATTTCGACATGGAATTAACTTTTATTTCTTTGAATTATTAATCTTTACTTGATAAACAAGTTTATATATTATAATTCACTTCATTAATTCCGGTTATTACTGTTACCGATCACGTCTATACATGATTCGAGAACATTTCGGACAATCTGGTCAGTCCCTTTGGCGTTATCCTCACCTGTTCACTGATCCTGCCTGTTCCATCACTCAATGAAACCTCCGTCACCTTATGCTCAAGCAATCCCTGCTTGATCTTGTCCTGATAGGCGAGCCAGTTCTTGTTTCCAGTCCGTCGGTAAATCCATTCATGGGAATTGAGATAGAAAAACAGTTCCTTTGGCCCCATCTGAAGAGTCTTCGCCGCGTCCGTGATGCATAACGAACCGTCCGCCGTTGCAATCCGGTCAAATCCATCCGCCTTCGGTTTCAATTCCTTAATTTGCTCTGCTTGATCCGCCGCAAGACATAAAGCTTCGGAATAAGATTGTGGGATTTGAAAAGATGTAATTTCTCCGCGTTCATAAGCTTCAAACTTTTTAATAATTTCTATCGTAACATTAATAGCATCTTTTGTTTCAGATTTCGTTGTTATAAAAATGGCTTGTTTTCGATTAAGATAATATTCTTTAGCTTTACCGCCATTTATAACCCGCTCCACCGTGGCGCGGGTCCCCATTTCATCTAATTCATTTAAATAACGATTAATTAATTTCCGAATATTACGAGGTCTTTCAAACCCCAATCTTTGAGCAAGATCAATATCGAGAATACGAAGTTCGTTTTCAATAAGAACAGGATTAATTAAAGAAGTTGAATTGCTGTTAGCGTTTAAAGTATTATTTAACATGGTTGTAATATCCTTCATGTGTAAAGTTACAACTACCGTAGAGGAGAAAGTCATTACCTTTCTTCTCTACAATACTTAACTTACACATATAACACATAAATAGCAACACATTTTACATACTTGACTTAATATGTGTAATTTGCTATTAAATTATTTATGAAAGAAGAAGAAAAACTTAATCAACGATTGCAAATTGTCGCATCAAAAAAAATAGTTGTAGCCATTGATGAATGGAGACGCGAACAATCTGATTTACCCTCTCGTTCAGAAGCAATAAGAAGGTTAGTTGAAAAGGGTTTAAAATTTTCACAACATGAAAAACCGGACTGATCCACATTGCATAGGCGTAAACAAGTTCCTTGACTACATAAGTGCCTCGATCATTACCACCATTAATTGTATTTACTGGTGATACCAAAATTTCTGTAGTGGCATTTTGAGGCACTGCTATAATTCTAGCACTGGATAATTCATCAATTAATTCAACAGTTTGGGCATTTTTTAACCAGTTACCTGGTCTTTTCGTTTCACCCATACCAGAAGCACGATGACAGTCATTCAGACAGTAACGACCCTCATCATCCTGTCTGATTTTAGTGTTAGCAATTATTAATTCTTGATGAGAAAAAGAATGAAAAGGTTCATGTGAATTTGTATTTAGATTTTGATCCATAACGGCTCTCCTTTACCCTCATTAATAATGAGAGTATTTTTTCATCGTCTCTTGTTAATGCTTGAAAGAATTGTTGGTTGAGGGTACCAGATGAAGCCGACCCTGCCCCATCACCTTATCGATATGGTTCCGGATGATGTTCTCACCTTCATAACCGAGCCATTCACTGATCCCGTCGATGTGATAGATATACCGACCCGTTTCACGACTGATCTGGATCATCGATGCCTTGTCCATCCTGATAAGATACCGGTGTATCCTTCCCGAACATCTGCATGACAATGTCCGTCTCCCTTTCTGTGGAACGTTCTTTTCCTTCAGGACGGCGATGATAGGTTTGTAGTATGTCACGAAAGCCGCGGATGGATCGAAACCTGTTTTCAGGAATTCGACATCCCGATACACTTTCTCGAAATCCTTCCGCAAAATGGCAACGGCCTTGTTGACAACCGATTTGGTTATCCCGCCGTATTGATCTGGAGACAATAAGTATCCACCCGCTTTACGTATAGAGGGCAATACTTCCGAAGTTACCCATTTCTTGAAATGTTTTGCTTCTGATTTACGACTACGAATGATTAAACTGTAAAGTCCAGATTCATTGATTATGGTAGTTTCTCGCTCCCTTCCGATTGCGTCCATAATATGGACATAATCTTTTTCATCATTGTCTAAATATGAAATAGACTGACTGTAACTATTGGTTAGAGTCATTCCTCAGTACTATCATTAATTTATATAGTACTATCATTAATATATAGGGTGTACGTTTTACGTACCCCCTTTTCGTTTAAAATAATAATATCATCTCATAATCAATAAACTGTATGTGAATTATTAAATATTTGTTTTGATACAATAACCTTATACTGTATTCAAATTAAATTACCTATTATTATTGGATTTAAAGAATTGAATAACAGTCAGACCTTTGTATTATGTATCATAATACTATATTTGATCACTCCAATTTTCGCTTTTTTTGCATCCAGGAGGAAAGGCAGAAACTATTATCTATGGACGCTTTTAACCTTAATCATAAATCCTGTGATCTTAATATTGGAATGTCTTCCAAATATTAATTTTAATCAGGTTTGTATTGTTCCATGCAGAGCTTGCAAACAAGAGATATCGTATGCTGCTTCAGCTTGTCCGCATTGTGGACAACCGCAAAGAAACAGGGCTTATGAGTTAACATCCTTTGATAGATTTTCAATACTTTGTGAAACTGTCATTTGTTTTTTCCAGTCGATAATATTCATATGCAGTATTTTTATATATTTCTATCTATACTTGTTTTACTCGTTATTCATGAAAATTATAGGTCATTTTTTTTAAAAAGCATGCATAAGCTATTGATATATGATCTTTATTTATTGGATTAATTGTTATGTTTAGAAAAGTTTTTGTTTTCTTTATCATTTGTGCATTACCTATTACCAGTCAAGCTGCGGATAAAAATAATGAACCATCTGTTTCTGTGGAATATGGAAATATTAAACAACTTATCAAAAATTATTATGCTTCCCAAGATTTTTGCAAAGGTTCATCAAAAAATGATGGCGAAACCGATATCATGTGTAATTACGCAAATGCCGCAGTTAAAAAACTAGATCAGCTAGGATGGTGCTTTGGATATGATGATCAACCTGAATCTGATAAAGAATGGATAAAATGTCCAAAAAATACTACAAAAAAATTAAAACCAAACATAATAAAACCTACAAAAAAATTGGAAACAAACACAGTTTCTAATGATATCATTAAAGAGGCTTTAACAGATGTTGATAAGTCATTTTGTAAAGATGGTTTACAGGGTTTAGTAGAAATAGTTAAGCAATGCTATATGTTGTATGATGGTCAAATTTACCAATCCGCAAATAAATGTATGTTAGAAGACCTTTCATTGATATCGTATAATCAAAAAGTTGTAAATTACGTTAAAAATAAAACTGGAAATTCCATAACAATACCATTTCTAACTGATCAAGATATTTCTGATAGAGAAAAAAGATATTTCACTCCTTTCTTTGGAGATATTGCAAACGCAATGGATTATTATAACCCTGGTATTAATGAGATTACAGATAAAATGAGTGAATGCTCAACTTATCTGATAGGACAGTAAATATTATCCCAATATATGTTTTTTAACCCACCTTTCATCACCATATTTTGATTCCCCCAAAGTGGGGAATCAAATCCGCACGTGTCTGCTCATGGAGACGTGAACGTCGGTTTTCCGCCAAAGCTCAAATTTGAGCTTTGGGAGTTTTCTGCGGTTTTTACCACTCATCAGATATGAGGAACGCTCCTATTACCTGTATATCCATGATAGATTCTTCAGAAATTTTGACTAAACGCAAAAAATGAATATACATGTATTTTACATATCCAAAACCATGATTGACTGAAACTCTATTATATTTATATTTTTACTGTTTTTTATTATTAGAATTAATCTGTTTATCAGGAATATCTTTTTTAAATGGGAAAAATTTTATTTTAATCATTAATGAAATTAAACTAAACACACCTCCTCCCCCCAACAATATCAGTACTGTTTTTCCATAGCCAAGGTTTGCGATATAACAAGCCGCAGCAATATAAACAATAATCAGGACAAATGCGAAAACCAAACCAATATATGGATAATATGTTTGCAAGATAAATATTTTGTGCCTGAAAGATTGTTCTTTTTCAGCCATTCTTAATATGGTTGGTATGGCACCATCAATTCCCGCATATTCTTTCATTTGATCAGGGGAAGGTATAGGGCCAGAATAATGCTCAATTCTTGCTATACTAGATAAAGCAACCGATTTGTCTCTTGGATCTGTAACACTTTTTTCAAGAATATTCTTAATATTTTTTATCGCATCCTGTTTTCGAATATTAAGTACATCCTTATTCTGAACATTTTTCCTGGGATTGTTTTTCATTTTAATGTGCGATATTTTTATTTCTCATTTTCTTGGCGGCAACAATCATGGTTTTACCGACTTCTACCCAGTCTGATTCTATATTACATTTACTGTAATCTATTTCCGGCATTTCAAAAGAAAATAACAGGAATTTATAAGGACAAACAATTCCGTCAAAAAATCCTCTTAAAAATCCATTAAATCTTTTGTTTTTCATCTGTAAATTCTCATTAATGAACGTTTTTCTAAATCATATATATTATAATATATGAAATTTAATAAAGAAAATATAAAATAAGTAAATACTAATTTTCTACAATTCCGTTAATGTGAAAGACTGAAACAATTATCACATATTGAACATACCCATTAAACTCATGAGATATCTCTGCCTGAAATGCTCGGCACTTGTATAGGGGTTTTTGTTCCGCTCTATTTTCTGTATGATATCAGCGAGAATGTCAAACCGCTCACCCGTCAGTATATTGAAGACTATAGTGAAGAGATTTTCATTTTCCCGTCTGTAGTCCCTTCTGTTTTCGATGTCCCTGATGATTTCAGATAATCGATATAGTTTAATGAGGTTGAATGTATTAACGGACAGGCCAGAAAAGATTTCAATGCCTGTTCGCTCTTCTGGGGAACAATAAGCAAGACTACTGTAAAAAAAATGATCAGACTCAGGGTTTCGTTGAATTCATCCAAATCAATCAGTTTCTTTTCAAGCGCTATATCAAGCAATACAGGTTTTTTACTCTTTTCACCACATGCGATGGAAATCAGGGTTGTCCTGTTTATCTCATCAATGATTTCCCCGCTTTTCTCCTCTCCCGCAACATCTTTCAGGTCAAGCAATGCTGTCTGGTTGATCAGTAGCGCCTGATCCTCATCGGCCTGCCTGTTGAACCTGATCGCCAGACTCTTGAAAATCTTGTAATGGCTCTCAAAAAACTTTCTCGTGATAGGTTTAACGCAAGCCTGTATATTTTCATTGATATCAATGATCAGGTTAAATTCTTTGTCAAAATACATTATAAATCACCAAAATAATCCTGGTTAACACTTACACTTCCAATCAGCTTGAAAGGGACAAAAGCGGTCGATCCGTTTATGGAAACAGAGTCCATGCTGGAAATGCATGATTCCCTGATGGTCAGCTCTTTCATGTTGTAACTATCAAAATACAGAACCATTTCCCCAAGATAGCATGCTTTACTGATCGTATCGTGCCATTCCCCATATACACTGGAGGTTTTCAGAAGATTCACTGTAGCCTCGATCATATAGTAGTTCTCAACCGATTGAATGATCCCCATCATCCCCCTCAGTATGGTTGTATTGGGACTTGTCTGTGAAAATGAAATTCCCTCAATGCTCAGATGTTTCGCCGTGGCGTTCAGGTTTGGGTGATCCGTAAAAGTTACCTTACTTAATGATTTGTTTATCAAACCATCATATAATGGTGTCAATGCCATGATATCTGTCCTTATTGTGCAATCAGGTCGGTGACCTGCAAAGAAAACCTTATTTTTCGTAATGCCTTCAGGGGACTTACCTCAATGGATATCCCTCCATAAACCTCGTTTTTATAATCGTCTGGATTTTGCGTCACATATTCGTAATATGAAATGGCATCAATCCTGTAATTTGTCTGGATTATCCCGTATGCCGCGCAATTGGATATAATCTGGTTGACCTTTGCCTTCAGCCTGTCAATTCCGTCCTGATTGTAATAGAGAGGATTTATCTTGCTATTTGCCGATTCAATAAGGAAGTTCGTTATATTAGATATCAGGGTAAAGCGTATGTAATCAATTCCGTACCAATAGGTGAAGTCATTACCGTCTGTCATAATACCAGGATAGACAAGACTTCTAGCCCCACTTCCATCATTCGGGGGTGACATGAGCATATTCGTGTAGAAATCGTCCTGCAAGTGCCTGTTCGCACGATAATCATCATCGGACAGGGGTTCACTGTTATACAGTCTTCTATAGGTCATGGGATTGACCTTGTTTGTCACGGAAGGCTGGTAATTGGACAATTCATATCCTATGGCACCAACTCCCATTTGCACCATTGTGGATGAATCATTCGTGGCGAGTGTGAACAGTGACTTGATATTTGTCAGATTTCTCTTGTTGTCATTTGTAAAATTGGCGAAAGGGATTGCCGCTACCCCATAACATGCCTTGGAATTGCTGTTATAATCATTTGCCAGCAAAACATACAGGTCATTCGCGGTTGTAAGATCAGACCATACATATCCGGATATGGCGATATAGCAATTATCGTTTAGGTCTGAAAGACTGTTCCTGTTATTCCCTATATCACGTATCGTGACACTTCTGTTTCCCTGGCTGAACCATCCCTCAACCGTGGATCGCATCTCCATTACGGAATTAGTCCAGGAATCAACAAGATATTTGTCAAGATCATCGGCAGAATAGAGAACCGCCTCGACAGCCTGCTGGTCTCCACCCAGTTTCAGGGCCTTGTTCGCGAATATGATAGCCTTTTGCTGGGGATTTCTTGACAATGCAAGCTGATTTTGTGACAGGGTGATATTTACGACTTCATTACCGCTCACATCTGAGTACATTTTTAACCTCGTTATTAAAATTGAATTTCATGAGAACTGTGGAAATAATTTTCTCTTTTAACGCTTCAGACAGTTTAGCCATCTGGATATAGGAAATATCCACCTCGATTGTCTTTTTCAAAGCTACCGTTCCCGTTTCGACCTTGCTGTGGATTTCATCGACAATTGCCGGTGAGCTCATAAAACCGACATAATTGTAGACCATGCTCCATTTTTCCAGGTTACTTAGAAAAATCATGGTCTGTTCATTGTCATAACCATATAGGGTAAATGTCACCTTTTCGGTGACCAGTTTACCAATGTATGTATTTCCATCCACGGTTTCGTATGCTGTTGCGGATGAAAGAGCTTCTGTATCACTAACATTTATTGAAATATAGGGCGGTTTTTTATTGTATGGCGTCAACCATCCTGGATACATGTCATAATGATCCTGGAAAAGATCAAACAAACCCATCGAGAACATGATAAACAGGGGAACAGAGGAACTGAACTGCATATTCCTGTTCCTGAAATCGTCTTCCGTATCGAGAAACGTGTTTTGCATCTGCGGTTCGACAATATGGGCTATATTATGGTATATCCCACTCTGATCCGCGTTCTCTCCCGTTTTTCTCAATACATAAAGGCTGTCCTGATAATTGAACACCTTTATTTCATCAATTCCATCTTGAGAGAAATTGAACAATGATTCCCTGGTGGTGATCAATATCGTGGATTCATTCCTGAAACTGTCTTCCTCCTGGTACAATTCATCCGTTTTATGGATCATGCTCTCGATGGATTTTTCTCCACCATGCAACTTAATCCAGTAGACAAATCCCTCAAAAGGCAAGACCGCACGCTTATAGGTCGTGAAACTTATTGTCTGGCCATCTTTTAGAAAATCCACTCCATTCCTTAGAATATTGGCATAAGGTGAATCAGACATTATTTGAATGTTCCCCAAACCTTCAATGAACTTTCATATAGACCCGTATCCACAAAAGATGGCCTTCTCTGTCCCTTTGCATTATTTTTCAGGCCACGACGTTTTTGTTTGAGACGATGCGTGACACCTTTCAGAGCCGCTTTTGTCGGGACACCAGGTATTCCCACTCTCTCGACCTCCTGGGAACTGATAAACTTTTTCAAGTCATGTTCTATCTTGGAAAAAGCGGTGTAAAAAGCGCCATTATTAGGATGATTTCCCTCAATGACATCCTGTATGTTGCTGATCAGGGCGTTTTTGAGATGACCCTGCACCTCATCATTATGGATTTCGATAAATTTTCCCATTATCCCGTATTTTTTTTCAAGAAGTAGGGCAACGGAAGCCGTTGTACTGTTATCGTTATAATCATAAGGAATATTGAGAACACCGAGATAAATCTCATCCAGCATCTTAATTCAGCCCCCATATGCTGCCATATTGCTGCATTATATTGAAATACTCTCTACCGTAAGGGGTTCTTAGGGTATCGAGATCAAACGACGAGATGTTTTTATAAAAATCAGGAACCAGCATGGAAGCCGCTGTTGTGTTGTCACTGGCGTTCTGGACAATTCCATTGACTGGATTTTTATTGATATTCATATTTTCCAGGATATTTTTATTGATAAAACCATAACCGTTATCAATACATGCTATAATGAATTTATGAGTTGTATAACTGTATAGAGCCGATTTATAGATAAACGGATCAATAGACAGCAATCTTTTCAATACCACCGCATGAACGGAATAATCATAATAAAATCTTAATATATTTATCAGACTGGTATTGTTATCAATATCTTCCTCAATAAGTCCCAGAGATTTGAAAAACATCAGATAATCGTCGAATGATGCCTTTTTATCGTTCATTATTGATAGGCAACCGAGAAAAGAGCCTCGAAATTGCTTCCATCTTCATACGGATTTTGTTGGACAATGGAAGTCCCGATATTTTTAGGATCATTCAAAAGTTCATTGAGAAGAGAGTTTTTATTCAGATTGATCGCAACACCGGACATGATACTGGCATATTTTGACAATGATTCAATTCTTCTCTCTTCACCCGTGTGTTTGACGCAGAAATGATAATGATATTTCAGTTTCTGCAACTCTTCATTGGTGAAATCCTGATCAAACCGATAGGTAAAACCAGAATACCTGGTATTTTTCAATGAAGATTCATATTCCTGCAAACCATATTCATAAATCTGCCGTAACAGACTTTTCAGGCTTTCTGTATCCGTATCCTTGTAAAATCTTTTATAAGAGAATCTTGGCAAATCAAAAGTGAAAGGGAATCTTTCACCAATTCCCTTCATTGAAAATGTAAACCGGAAATTCTGTGGACGAGCATTTAGAATAAATAATTCCGACATTGTTATTCCTTGATTATTTTTTTGTATTTTTAAGGTCAGGTTCTGATGATTTTGTTTTAGGATCAGGTTCTGACGATTTTGTTCCACCGCCACCATTTGAAGTGTTATTATTGTCTGATGGTTTTTCTGGAGCCTCGGCAAATGCACTGATAATCGTGAACGCTTCTGGACGCAAAACCCATCCTGGCGTGATCTTCATTTCACTCTGCATATGCATACTTGTTCCTGGGAGGGGTGTTATGAAAAGCACCGGAGCGGTTGCATCCGTGTACATCGCGGAACAATCGTTTATTGGCTGCAATCCACCATTTCCCTCACCGAAATAGTTTGTGTTGGCAGGCATGAAAAAAGGGTTTTTCATATTGAATTGCCTTAGACAGACAATGATTGCATCGGCTCCATTGGTTCCTTTGTTTTGCAATGTGTCATCATATGTCCAGAATATTTTTTCACCACTGTCCTCGAGGATTTTATTGACGGTACCCTTTACGGTATGGGTTCCACCACCAGGACGCTGATAGGATGTAAGCTCGACAATTTTCGCTGTTTCAAGTTTTTTCAGGCATCTTTGCGGGCCGAGGATTGTGAATTCATTTGCCCGTCCGGATTGATTTGTACGTGCGGTGATATCGGCAATCACGTTCAGCAAAAAGGTCGCGATCTCTCCGGCATCCTGTTCACGTATCCCGATATTGCCATTCTTGTCAGCAGGCAAGGCAGTGTTGAGAATATTTGGCCCGTTCAGAATTCCCTCGCCATATTCAGGCTGGATACCATGTAGCAAACCGTCACGCATCTGGTTGAAATTAGCCTGGAAAAGGGCAATTCTCAATATTTCAGGGGTTGACAGACCATAGGTTGCCGCAGCCGCTGTTTCATGGCGGTTATAAATCGCCCTGTTTTGCAATAGATAGGTTGGACACTCCAATTGTCCAAGGATAATATCGGGATCAGGAATCTCATTTTGTGAATCCTGTGATATTGTCGATTTTGTCTTGATCCCCATCCGGTTCATATAGACACGCTGATCGGCAAGACCCAATCGCGGCTTGAATGTCCCGTCCGGTAAAACCGCGAAAGCCCCTGATGACTGGGCCTGATCAATCAAGATGCCTGGTTCGACATAGGCAGGTGTCACTCTTTGTCTTGCTGGTGCTAAAATAGCCATTTTCTATTTCCTTATTAAAGTTCTATCAATGCGCAGGTTTCACCATCGCGCCATTTGTATTCATTGTTTTCGATTGAAACGACCCGACTGTTGCTTAGGGCGATACTGTGCAATGCAACATTCAATGGGGTCGCGCTTCCTGTGGCTTCAATCAACATATTCTTGTTAAAATCCCATGAAAGCTTCACGTCGGTAACTGATCCATCAATCTTTGTTCTCAGATTGGGATCGCATTTCACGGCGAGTTTCACCCTGCTTCCCAGTTTTACCGTATTGATCGTTCCACCGCCTGTCATGATCTGTACATCATTATTCCCGACGATCATCAGGTTGTTCGACTGGTTGAAAATAGTGAAACCGTTTATTTTATCGATAGTTGTTGCAAGCTCTATGGTTGGTGAAATGGATGAATTGATGGCCGCTACTGAAATGGTGATCGGCAATCCACCGTAATAGATATTGCTATCAGATTTTTTTATTCTTCCAGCCCTGTATCTGAAATGGGTATCAGGTTCGGCCATTGCCATTCCCTGCAATAACCCGTCACTTGATATATAAAATGAGTTTCTGGCGGTTTGAACGCCCTGCAATACTAAATTAGCCATGTTTATGATCCCTTATTTAAAACGTGCCAGCCTGTCATCATAACCACCAAATGAATCAAGATAGGCTTTTGGTGAACCTATTGTTCTCTCAATGATTTTTCCGTTATCTCTTTCCCTGATCGTTCTCAGTTTCTGTGAATCCTCTGCCCGCACCTTGTTTTCATCAATAACAGACTGGATTATTTCCGGTATTGCCTTGTCCAGCAGTTTCTTGTTGGAGACGATATTCTTCAATCCTACGGCCTCCCAATCCTTGCTGTATGAAATCATTGGCCCAAGAATTCTCCGTGCATAGGCTTCGGATGTTTCATTCGAGTATGGAGGCGGTGTTTCCTTGCCAAGATAAATATATGCGCTATCACATTTCGATCTCAGGATACTGTTTTTCTCCTGTTCCTCTTCACCGGAGGAATCATTGTTTGAAAGTTCCTTGGACACGGCTAATCCATCTTTTATTTCTTCTTGCAATTTTTTTTCACCAGTTTTTGCGTCTTCGCCATTTTTTTCTTCTGGTTCAGCATCTTTTTTAGCCTTACCGTCATTTTTTTCAGGTTCTTTAGCGCCTTCTCCTGATTCCGTCGCATCTTTTTTTTTATCCATAGCGACGCTGGCTTCATTCTGCTTGGTAAGATTGCCGAAAAATTCCTTTAATGTATTTACGAGATCATCCTTGGTTACATAATCTTTTGATCCGGATCCCTCATTTTCGGCATCATTACGCCTATCCTTTTTTTCCTCTTCGGAATCTTTCTTTCTATCTTCCTTTACAGGTTCCCTGTTTTCATCGCTATCGCTACACTTGTCATTTTTTAGGGCTTTCGCGCAATCCTCGAATGCTTCCTCTATTTTCTCAAGATCCTCGTTACGCAACTTGTCATCGTCCTCGTAATCCTGGGCTTCCTGGATTGCATCCCTCAATTTTCTTTTTTTACCGGCGATAAACGTTCCGTCACGTCGTGCGTCACGACGACTGTATTCCTTGTTGAGATCAATAAGCTTATTGACTTTTTCATATATCTCATCAAGCCGTGTTGATAAATTTTCATCGGGCATAATTATGCGTGTTCCTTTTTTGTTTACATGATTTACTGGCGAGTTTATTCCTGGTATCGCCCTACCGCTTTTATCCCAAACACCCTTTCCCACAATTGCGAGATGATCCACGACAAAAGGACTTCCCTCGTATAATGCCCTGATCTTTGAATTGATAAGGACAGGAAAGTTTTTCCTGTTTGTAACGGACGGTGATGTGGAATAAATCTCCTTGGTCAGCAATATGCCAAACGGGATATTGAATATCTTGGCTATTCCCCATAATTCCTTCCCGAATATATATGGATAGATTATGGTTCCGACCTGCCTGTTTCTAAGATATTCCGCGTTTACATCATCTTCAGGATGATCGAAAACAACCTTCACACCCTGGCATAGATTGATGAATTTTCTACCAAGAAAAACATTTGGATCACGATAGGTGACCTCTTTCATCCCTCTTTTTTCCGTTCCCCTGACTGATATCTCCGTACCGGTGATACGCATGTCAAAAAAGAAATTCCCGTTGAAATATTGAGGTGATGCCAGTTTTCCCCTGGCGATAGCTTTCGCTATATCATTTTCATCATATTCGTACCATTCCAGCGCCTCCCTGACACTCGTCATGATATTGTCTGGAAGTTTTCCTATTTTGAAATATCCATATTCCGTCAATTCATCATTGAGGGAAATATTTTCGGGTTTCTTTGTAAGATCAAACGGTAGTATGGATACGAATTTATCCTTGCCTTCCCATATACTGACAAATGAATCGCAAGAGAACTCAAGTTCCACCCCCAATTCCTCACGTGTTTCCCGGGCCGCTCCAATGAATGGATTTTCATTTTCTTTCAGATAGCCACCGGGGAAGCTCCATAAACCATTATCTTTTCGTCTGACAAGCAAAACCTCGTCACGATAGATAATCATCGAGCAGGCGATTAAATCAACCATTGATATATTTTTTTCCTTTTTCTGTCAGCATATCAATAGGCAAATCCCGTAGACTGAAAAGATAGACGCCATAACACCTGCAAAAGGGAAGCTGGCCAAACCCGTCAACATCCTCGATATATTGAACGTTCGTTTTCCTGACATATCCATTCCGGACAAACGGATTGTTCTTCAACAGGAAAATATGGCCATCACGTTTCTTGTGATCCAGTCGATAGTTATATCCTGTCTCTTTCCAGTGGCTTACCCATTTGACAGCTATTGCACCCTGATCTCTCGCGATTGAATTATTGACAGCAGCCGTGAATTTATGACCCTGATCAATCAACACGCGCCGATTTTCAAATGAAAGACTTTTTAGGGGCCTCAACAAATCACTTGATAATGTTTTAATTGATTGGGACGGTTTTCCCTCACCCATCGTCGGTATGGAAGACACCCATCCACTGAACCTTCTCAAGGTTGCCTGTATCTGCTCATCCCTTTTCAGTCTGATCAGATTTGCTGAAAGCAATACATGCTCTTTTAGAAAATCTCCTGATCTGGCGGATAATTGGGCCTTGTTGAAATCAAGTTTCCTTATCTTGAAATTTTTCCTGTAAGAGGATACGGTCAGGTTCCTCTTCAGAATATTGGAGAAGAACGTGTTGATCTGGTGCTGTGAAAAACTGACAACACCATTATTTAGAAGTTCAGACAACCTTTCCTGCCATTTTGAAAGCATGTCATCCGTAATTTTGACATTATGGACAACCTCATTCTCAACCTCCTTGAAGAAATACAGCAATTGTCTATATAGCGACATCTTTCTCTTCTTTTGGTTCTTCTGATTCTTTGTACAGGTAATTGTCAACTATGCTTTGTCTGAGATCATCCTCATCAACATTCAGCTTTATTTTATTCAGGCTGCGAAGGTTGTTGACGCTGTCAATCAGCCAATTGGTCAATGTCGCCTGCATATCTGCTTCCACTTTCGGGAATACACGATCATATACATCAACGATCATTTCCAGTTTCTTCTGGTCACCCTCTGCAATCTGGCTTTCAGATTCAGTCAGAAATGACGGGAAACTATAGGAAAAACTTTGCTTAAGGGAATAAAAAACCTGCCAATATTGTTCTATGGTTATTTCCTCATCATTCTTGCTTTTGAAGATATCACCATTTTCCTTGTTGAGCGCCTTTAGATAATCGAAATTCCACGCCATGCGCATGACAAAATTGTCAATGAATTGATAGGCCCCACGTTCCCATTCACGAATTGATTCAATGAAACGTCCTACATGTTTCGTATCCTCGCTTCCCTCTCCAAAACCCTGGGTAAATCTTTGCTGGCCAAGAATTATGGTTGGAATATCCGAGGCATTGGCAATGTCTTCAAGAATATGGTTTCTGGCCATATCAAGAGACCCGTCAATATTCTGTAGATTTAGAGATTCAATGGTTGTCGATGCCCCGACTGAAAGAACGTCATTCGTTGAACCTGCCCTTAACAGTTCACGTTTGATTCCCAGTGATCTGCTGGTGAGTTCCGTGGCGGTACCGACATCATTTTCCTTGGCTATTATCAATCCGCATTTTTTTGCAACCATGGCGTCCGCATTATTGACGTAAAGCCATGCCTTGAGCAGATGAATACAGTTTTGGTAAACGGAACGTCCCGTAAAACCGAATGCGCTTGTACTGAACTCGTTATAGAGAGGATCGCCATTACTCAGAATAAAAGAACGGTCTTTCGCCAGGGCCATACCGCTTCGCAACACATCCTCAACCTTGAGAAAATTATCGCTCATCAAATCCTGGTTGTTTGATGCCGATCCTGCAATATTCATGGCGTCATAAACAATCGGGGTTATTTTCAAATCTGCCCAGTTTGTATTTACCGGAAGCGGTTCATGGTCATTATATCCGTCCACTTTCAGAAACAGCGCCGAAATACCGCATAATCGAGACATTGTCGCCAAACGCCGTATTATATTTTTAAAACCGTACCCATTCCATACCTTGATGAATTGTTCAATCAACTCATCGCTTTTTGTCTCATGCTTGACGCTGATTATCCGTTCCTGGCCTATGGACAGATCAATAGGAAGGTCAATAATACGCTTGCCCAGTGGATGATACATGTAAATGGATTTACACAATCCATAGCTTAGATAGTTTGCATCGAAAAACTGCGCCTTGTCAGTATCCTCATCAAACCTGTCAAGCAACTTTGAATATAATCCGGAATTGTTATAACCGCTATTTCCGAAATTATCATTAGACATCTATTATTGAATCCTTCAATCCCAACGCAACGCCATATGCAAAAGCATCCAGAAGGTCATCCTGCCTTTTATCAGCCTCCTTGTCTGAAAGCTGGAAAGAGGTGATCTGTCTTATAAGATGATTTGCCGATGCGTTCCTGAATGTTTTTACCTTGTTGAAAGCCGCTTCCGTTATCTTTACCTGTCCATTTTCCACAACATCAGAAATAAGCAGACATCGACGGTCTTTCCCGAGAGCAGTTAATTTCGAATCAATCGCACGAACCTTGTGTCTTTTACGATAACCATCCTGAAGAACAATAGTACCGGCGGCCTTGTCCTCGATATACATATTGATGAAACCGTTGATTGCCTTTGTTTTTACCGCCCATTCCTCGCCCTGCTCCAGCAATCTCGGTATCCAGTCGACAATCATGGATCCCTCATATTCAACCAGATCCCAGTCAAGCAGGTATAGATTTTTAGGTTCATCGTATAGATTTAGCCCCCAAAAACATACTGCCGTTCCATCCTTGTCAATGCCACCTTTCATGGTGGTATCCATTGTCGCAAAAACGGATATGACATATTCCGGTATTTTTAGCGGTTTTTTGTCAACAAGCATTTTTTCCATCTCGAAGAAATACCCGTAAGATACAAAATCACCTTCCCAGATATGCTGGTATTTACTGATGCTGTCCTTTCTGCATCTCAATCTTTCATTATCAAGACTTTTTGGAAACCATGGATTGTCACGCCATGTCACCTTTTGGATTATGAATTTTTCCCTGGAATAGTTCAAAAGACTGTTTTTGAGCAACTCAATCGCATCAGTGGGTTCATCGGGATTCCAGCTGAACCATAGTTCAGATTTTTCCTTTCTTATCGTTGGAATTAGAAACTCGATGCTTTTCTGGCTAATAGATTGAGCTTCCTCAACCCATACAATATCAACACCTTCCAGCGATTTCATGGATGAAAGATTGCGTGCCAATCCCTTGAAAAAGAAATTGCTTCCGTTAATCCCGTTTATTTCTGTATCCGTAATTTTGAAAAGATGGTTTTTCCTGAATTTGTTAATCGTGTCAACCAATAGCTGATACACTGATTCCTTGATGGATTGCTGGAATTCACGGGCGCATAAAACACGTATCGGACGCGTTAGGGAAATAAGGATCAGCATCTGGGCAAATGCCCATGATTTTCCTCCTCCCCTGCCACCATAATACAGCTTGTATCTCGCCTCCTCTTTTAAACGGCAAAAAACCCTCGGTATTTCAACATGTATGATATCATTCATCATCTTCTTTGTATTTTGGCGGGTCTTTAAAAGTAACTATAACATTTTTGCTGTTACTCATGCTCCCGTCAGAACTGGAATGGTCAATCCGCTGTTTCTCGCTATATTTTTTTGGATTACGCAACGCCATCAATTTAAACAGCGTGCTTATCTTCACATTCGATGCGTTCGCGTTTTGCGGTGTGATCTCGTCAACGGCCTCAATAATCTTGTCCTCATACCAATCAGCACCCAATTCTCGCGCGCGCGCATATTGGTCGTGAAAATCCCTGTTATCCTTACACCAGTTCATCACCGTTGAACGATGGGGAATTCGTTCATCCTTGCAGATTTCCCTGAGACTTTTACCTTCGCTTATCTGCTGGCAAATAGTCCTCGCTATTTGTTGGCTATATTTAGAGGGTCTGGCCATCTTGAATTGAGTTCCAATGAAAATAAAAAATGCATCCCAGAATAATGAACGCATCTGGAAAAGTTTAACTAATCACCTGGTCTTGTTTCAACATCACACATAAAAACAAAGAATTCATAATTCAGTATTTTTTCTTTTAGAAAACCTGATAATTCGATGGATTTTTCATTATCAGGAAAAAAACTCTTGTCCCAAACAAGATTGGGAAAAATCGTATTACCTTTGCAACTTGTTATAAAAGGTTTGAAATCTTCAATTAATCCCATAAATCTAAAGATATTGAATAATGTAACCGCTCCATATCCCTTATTGTATTTATTGATTTCTCTTATGATATCAATTTTATAAGGATAGTCTTTTCCATAATTACCTATGGAAATTATCAACGGATAATTATCAAAAGGATATACAATTGACCAATCAATATGAATGATATTCGCACATTTGTAATATCCAACAAATCGATTATCAAATACCAGTTTTTTTTCACGATAGAGTTTAGCCAACTCACGCACTGATATTTTTTTCAGTTCATTATAGGGAGAAATTTCATTTGAAACTCTTTTTTCCAACAAGGAAATAATATCATGGTTACCGTTTTTGACTACACATGTCATTATACATCTTCTTTTTGATAAATTATAAAATATTAATATGGAGATATATCGTTTAAAATGGACAAAACAGAAAACCCGCCAATAACAGCGGGTTAATAAATATTAAATGCAAAAAATTATTAAAAGGTCATTATAAAAATGGATAAATTAATTAATACGAGACGTCCAGTCTTAATGTTAATCTTAATATCAATTTATCCATTTCTCAATTATTGACAGTTATTTATCACAAACTTTAGTCTTTGCTAAAGACACTTATCCTATTTTGATAAAAATGTATCATACGAGTTGAACTCGTGCAAGTGTTATTTTTATTTTTTTATCGGGGAGGATAAAAAACCCCTATTATTACAAAAGGGTTTTTAGGTTTTCTATAATGCCACTTATAAGTAGTTCCTAAATATAAATATAAATCTTTTTTTTGGAAAAAATTATCTAAATATTGTTTTTTAACTTTTTCAACAGCTTCTTCTTCACTATTTGAATTTTTCAAACAATTAAGATATAATTGCCCAACCTCCCAATCTATAATACTTAACGTGCTTTTCTTATCCTGATCATCAATAAATTCATAAAAAAATTTTTTTGATAATAATGGCATTAAATCGCGCTTGTTAGTATCGGATAAATCAAAAAAATCAGGTTGTTCCACCATACCCCTATAAAATATTTCCTGTTTCTTTTTATCAACGTCTTTAACATGGAAATTAATAAATTTTTTTGGTTTAAATATCGCTAAGGAAATTTTATTTTCATAAGCTAAATTTATAATTTCATTTTTATTTTTATAAATTTTACTTTTTTTAAATATTATATCTTTCCGCTTTTCCCATCCATCTTTTTTAGTATCAATCAATTCACCTGGTTTAATTTTTTCTACATCTACGATTCTATAACTTTCTGGACGTGTATCTTTTGTATTTTTTTCTATTTTAGCTTCAATCCATTGATACTTTTTATAACGATTTTTATAATCGCAAAACCGGAAAGGTATAGGATATAATCTAATCCATGATCCATCCTCTCTAAATCCAGCGGTACAAACGGTTTCAATATATTTAGAAGAACGACTTGGATATGTTTTTACTACAATAAAAATTTTAGCATTTTCCATTTTTACCTTCTTAAATATGTTTTATTTTGTAATTCCAATCCGGTCTGGATGCTAGTAACTTTGCCACTCTACTTCTATGACATTTTATATATACAGATTCGAAACAAGTTATTGCAATTCTTTTGTTATTGTCCATTATAACTTTTAATTTATCCAAATATTCCGACTTTTCCGTAGAAATATATTTTTCATATGAATCAAATAAATTATCATAATCATTTTGAGTATTTAATTCTTTTCTAGATTCCGAAACAATTCCCAATTCTGGTAAGTGACAATATTCAATATTTAACTGTTTTAATATTTGTTTTAATGAATCTTTAGAAAATCCATACTTACGGCTTATTGCATTTTTTCTTACATCACAAAGAACACTTATATTATTCTTAATTAAACTGTTTAAATAATTCTCAAGTGTGATTCCTTCATATCCAATAGTAAAAAATGTAGAGTCTTGTTGCCTTGGTCGTATTTTATTAATTAGATATAACTCATCTTTATTCAATATTTCAGAAATGATCTGGCTTTTTATTCCATAATAAGGATAGTTTTTAAAAATATAACGGCTTAATTCTTTATTTTTAAGATATTTAAAACGATTTATAAATAATGTAAGTCTTTTTTGCTCTATATTATCCAACTCATTGATATAATCATTACTTGTTATCAATCTCCATTTATCACTGGAATCGATCAATCCAAAATCAATCAATTTCCGACGATCTGCATAAGATTGATATGAAAAACAACCATATTTAGAAGGGATAAATTCATAACTTTTATTTTCCTGATATAAAATTGTATATAAAAAAAGATATTCCTGTAATTCCAAGCTAGACAAACACCCATCAAACACCTGCAATAGTGCAAGCAATAATTTTTGACGTTTATAAAGTTTTATATTTTTTCTATAAGACATAATAATTAATAATTTTATTAGATGGGTGAAGAATATATTTTACCAATATCACTTTCCATTATCTCTTCCAAGCGTATGCAGGCCGAATTAATATTCCCGTACAGTTTATTTTTCTCGATATTCAACCGTTTCCCTATTTCTTGACAATCCATATTCCCTATTGAAAGCATGACAATGATATCGCTGTTGAATACGCCAAGCATATTCTTGATCTCGAAAATCTTTTTGAATGCACGGCTTTGGCTGAATGTTGGTTCAAAATTACCTCCATATCTCTGTTTGTTATGGAAAAGATCGCTGATTGTCACATATATGTTCTTTGTCTTTCCAACAGACTGTTCACACAATATCGCGAACCTGTCCAGGCAATCCCTTTGTTTCTGAGTTATTACGCAACGACTTAGAAGCCTGTCATACGAACATTGACGACGTATCCTTGTCTCTTTCTGCTTTGGATTTGCCGGATTTACACCGATTTCCAGGACAATTTCACGTGTGGAAAACCGTTTTTCAAGGTTATGCAACTTTATAATCGGTGGAATTGACCTTGCATTCCTGTTTTTTCTTGCCATTCTCTAAACTTTTCCATTATCTGATCAATTTTTAATGGATATGCGATCCAATTATTCAGTCACACTTTTCCTGTAATCATCAATAATGGTTTTTCTTACTTTCCTGAAATGCTCTTTCCTTTCTTGATAAAAATCACAAAGGGTAGACTTATAAACCATTACCATTAATTTTTTTACATCAAATCCTTCTGTATTTTTCCAATAGTATATAATTTGATAAATCAATGCTTTAACAGAAAGATTGTTTTCAGAAAGTTTTTCAAGACAATTATACCAATTATAAAGTTTATCGTATCTATTAGCGATATATTCATATTCATCAAACATATCCCAGTATTCGTCAAAGAATTCATCATCAAAAGGTTCATCATTCTCGACAAAATCCATGATCTCTTCTTTTGCCTTATTTTCCACGAAATGTGTCAATACCTCCATGCAGTTCTTATCAAGCTCTTTCTTTGTATTGAAAGGTTTAAGCCATTCCATGATATATTTCCTATCTCTGTTTTTACGGTCAGTTTTTAATGGATATGCGATCCAGTTCTGCGGTCGGTCTTTTCCATCCATGGTCGAACACGAACCATGCGTATGTCTGGGTTCCGCTGTTTCTTGAAACATTCTTGTAATCTCCTGGATACATCGTGATCCTCTCGACGAATGTATGAACCCGCGCAAGCTTTCCAAGCCTGAACAGATCCTCGCGTGCCATTGATGCATAGAATGTTATGTTGAGGAACAGGTAGACACGGTGTCTTGACTGTCTCAACGCTTTCCATGCCATCTTTTCAGCATGCCTGTATGGTGGATTGGATATGATGCAATCCCACCGCTTTTCATTTTCATACTCAAGAAAATCCCGTTGCTGGAAACGGGTTGTTCTGTAACCCCTGTCCTCGATATCGCCACCCTCCACATTATGGTAACCATGTTCATAAAGGGTATTGAGTATGTTTCCCTGTCCACAGCATGGATCAAGAATTGTGTTTCCCAACCCACCGTATATTTCCTCCGCCCTGATCAAAGCTCTGGTACATTCCACAGGCTCGACGTACCAGTCATTTTTCTCACGTTCTGTCATGTCAAATTTCCTAGAAAGGTATTTCGTCATCAGGAAAACCGTCATTGTTTCCCGACGAATTCTGGTCACGTCTATGATTGCCGATATTTATGAGACTACCCCTGTAATCGCTGACAACGATCTCGGTAACATGCCGTCTGTTTCCCATATTGTCGTCCCATGAGCGGTTCTTGAGCTTGCCATCTATGTAGACCTGATCACCCTTTTTAAGGTATTTTTCCGCATATCCCGCAATGTTATCGCTAAAGACAACAATCCTGTGCCAATCGGTCAGCGTTTTCGTTTCACCCGTATTTTTGTCCCTATATCTTTCACCAGTCGCAATGGACAATAAAGCGATCCTGTTTCCCTGCTGCGTTGACTTCATTTCAGGATCACGACCAAGACGACCGACAATGATTACCTTGTTTATGCTACCGGACATCTTATTTCCCAACCGTTTTACTAATTTTCGATCTGATGATTAAATAATTGCCAAACATGGTTTTTGCATGGTTAATCGCGTTTATGTCCATCATGCCACTCCCACAATCAATCCGGCATCGCTGATTATCTCAAACTGACGCTTTGCATTTTCAACCAGCCTGATTTTTTCAAGGAAAATACTCCTTATTCTCTCGTCCTCAATTTCATTCATTTTCCTTGTAAGGAACTGAATGATCCTGTCATGATCCCTTCTCGAGATATCATCCGGGAAATACCTTTCAACCAGTTCATCCATCTCGGCAACAAGATTGTCGACAGGTTTCAAACGCTCCCTGATGGCCCTCATCCTGAACCTGTATTCCTCTTCCTCTTTTTCCCTTATCCTTGCCTCTTTCACGCGTTTTCTTTCCATCTCTTCCAGAACGCTATCTTTCCCTGATGAAAATTCGTTATTCACAATAGATTTCAGATTTGCGATTTCATCATCCAGTTTCTTTTTTTCCTCATCAAGAACCTGCTTTATCTCGTTCGCTGACGGGAAGAATTTGCCAATGGTTGACAATCTGTAGGCAATTGTCTCGTTGAATATACAATCCGGATAATTCCTGAATGTTCCATAGGTCGCCTTCACCCTGAAACTGAAATCATTTTTTCCGTAGGGATTTGCGACCTGAACATTCACAATCGACAGAACCTTGCAGACAGTTTCCATTGTCAGCGGAATTGAGGATATGTTTATCAACCGATCAAGATGCTCTTTCGCCTCCCGACGTGATTTCTCATCGATACCGACAGGTTTTGAAGAGATAACCAGGTCAGTCATGCCTTCTCGTGAATATCTGGAATTACCCGCATGATTTCTAAACTGTCTGATCCATTGTGGAATTGAAGCGATAACCATCTGCAGGGATTGATTGCCTGACGTTCTTACCTGGTTCATCAAAAACCCCCGTATCGTTCATTGTGTTCCTCAATCATCCAGTCAAACTTTCCAGGTTTTTCCTGACTGCAATTTTGCCAGTTTTTCCTTGGGAAAGGATGAATATTCCGGTATTGTGACGATCTTCTGCACCAGTTGCGCCACGTCGCGTTCCAGTCCCGTTTCTTGGCATTCGCGCCAGCCTTGGAACGCCAATAATCACAGAACTCCCAGTGAGTTTTTTCTGGATCAAGCCCCTCATCCAACGCGCATTGACGGTTTTTTTCGGTCAGCTCCCAATCGTCTGGCAAAATTGTTCCAGACAATGGATTTCTGGATTTTGGCTTGACCTGTTTTTTTTCATCAGGGGGAATTAAAGGGGGTATATTATCTACGTTAGTAGATATATCTTGTTCTTTATTCTTGTTCTTGTTCTTATATATAGACGAATCTTTATTTATTGGCTGTTTAACGCCAATCTGTGTAACACTTTTGGTAACACTACCGGTAACAGGAGTGGTAACACCATCGGTAACAGTCTTGGTAACAGAAGGCGTGACAGACCTGGTCATGCGTCGACAAAAGATAACACCGTTTTCGTCTTTTGATAAAACACCTTTCTTCTCCAGTTCCGCCAGATAACGGATAACATATTGTTTGTGACCGTTTGTGAAATTGGCTATTTGAGTGATCGTCATCGGCTGTCCGTTCAATTCAAGATATCCGTAACGATCAGACCGTGTCATGAGACCGATCAACTCAAACCACAGGCCTCTTGCGCCATAAGAGCAGCTTTGAAGATTTATATCGAGTTGCCAGTCTTTGAAATAAAACTTTACCCAGCTATGATTTTTCGGCATATTTGTCATGATATTTCCCCTTCCGTATGGTTCCCTGGGAAAATCGACGTTTCATAACTATCGTTTACTGGATATATATTTTCTGCAAAATAAGACCCTTTTATACATAGTTCCGGATCACTTGCATTGATCTTGAAAATTTCTTTATTTACAATTCTTGAATCATTCTCTAATTTTGTCATCGCTCTTACTTTCAAAAGAGTGGGCATTGTGGGGTGTCGCTGCGTCGAAACTTTGACCCCCACAATTAAGTGTTTCCTGTCTATATTTTTTCATTTACATACCCAACGCACTACGATAGATATCAAATAGATTTTCCTGTTCATCCACCTCAGATGGTGTTTTTTCCCGTGCCTTGATTATCCTTCTGATCACGGGAACATCAAATCCCGCAGATTTTGACTCGGCATACTCAGTAAAGACAGATAATCTTCCATTTTTCTGTTAATCTGATAATTATAGGCTGTTTTATAAAGATCATTTGCCTTTTCTATGATATTTTCTACAGTAAGACCATGAGATAGGATTTCATACGTAAACTTCCTTACATCGTCATCATTTCTAGAAATTCTTAGAAATGACGAGATAATCTCTAGAGATGCATTAAAATCATCAATAATGGGAATATTAAAATTATGTAAGAAAGTTTTTCTGTCCACTTTATCAACACAATTTCCATAAAAATAAATCCAATGTTTGATATATGAATCAATATCTTCAAAAAGATCAGAAGAACTATAAAGTTTAACAATCATATCTCTAAAATCCTTTAACAAAACTTTAAATAAATCTAATTTTACAAAAATTTTATGTTATCCATTCAAATTGTATCCTTTCTTGATTGTCATGTATTTTTCTAGAACATTCTCGTTTTTCTTTTCCGCGTATGTCTTGTTTTTCCTGCACATGATAAGTCTTTTCAGGGCATAGACATTGACACCATGTCTTTCGGCATTCGAATAGATTCTCCTGATATCCTCGTTGATACATTTTTTATCAACCTCGAAATCCTCTATTTTATCGACCGCCTCGCATAAATATTTCCTGAATTCCTGTTCATTGCCCATTGTCTATCCACTCCTTTATATCGCTGGTTCAGTCCCTCCCTATTTTCCATCCCGTTTTACCTTTTCCTGCAAATCACGATTAACCTCCAGCAATTTTCTGGCCTGATTATTCATGATAATGACTTGAGACCATATTTTCCCTTTACATAATGCAAAAGACAGAAAACCCAATCGCAATTCGATAAAGCCATCACCATGATCAAATCCAAAACCACGCCAAGCAGCTGTTATAATTCCTGTAAACACTTTCTGGTTTCCTTTACTGTTTTTATGATCTCTTTTTCCAATTCAGGACAATCAGCCATTAGAGTAATCAAGTCCTGCATTCTCGGTGCGTTTTTACCATATAGCCAGTTCTTAAAAGTGACCATTGACCAACCACGCTTAACAGCGACAAGCTTTGGAGCGTTACGCACTTTTCCATATCTTTTCTGTATGTGTCGTTGTGTCATCTCAACACAAAATTCATTGGTAACCATGGTAAAAATTTTACACTTTTTTTGACTAAAAATTTTCAACAATTTCCTCCATAACTATAACTGTTCGTTACAATAGTTATGGAGGAAGAAGGTATGGGCCTAAGAATTTTTTCTAACTCCCCTGTATTTTTTTAAAAATATCAGGACGCAATTCTTCACGGGGGATACCTGTCATATGTTCAACCTCGACTACCCGCTTGGGTGGTACCTGTTTCCATTGACATACAGCAGAATGTGAAATTCCCAATTTTTTCCCCCAATAAGAAGGGCCGCCTGTTTTATTAATAAGTTTTTTTAAATTCATCATGACATCAATGTAAGAGATTCTTACCTAAAAATCAATATAAAAAGTAAGTAAAACAATCACAATAATCATTAATTTATAGTTTTATGGAAAAATGGAAACTTTAGGTCAAAAAATTAAGAGGCTAAGACAGCTTAGAAACCTTTCTCAAGTAACGGTCGCGGACGCCATAGGAATTACGCGTCCATTTTTGACCGGCATTGAAAGAGGAAGAGAGGCTCCCGGAAGGGAAACTTTGGTCGCGTTGGCAAATTTTTTTGAAGTTTCCGTAGATTGGCTTGTCAATAGCCAGAATAAAGATGAGGCCACTTACACGCTCAATAAAAAAGAGGCTAGGTTACTTTTCGCTTTTAGAAATATGAGCGAGGAAAAAGCGGATATGTTTTTAAGGCTGATGACTGATGCAGCTCGACATAATGAAAATAACAATAAATAAAAAATATAAATCCCAAATGATAATTATTAAATTATCAACTATTAATAGAATATGATAAAAAAGATTAAAAATCTTTTAAGAAAAATATGCCTCATCCCTAGTGATAAAAGGATTAAAGTCGTTTCTACTAATGAAGAAGCAGGATTGGGAAAAGATTTTATTAGGAATTGTAAACAAAAAATATATACTAAAATTTTGATAATTTTTCAAAAACCAGCAACTCATTTAATATCTTAAGAGTAATAATTAATGCACTCCTTTTCAAATCTTATAAGCTATGTCGTAAATTTTAATAAAGATAGTATAAAACAAACTGAAAATGACATAGTAAAAAAATTAGAAACATGTGCTTCTACACCACTTGTGCTTGGTCTTAAAACATTGCAATATCAAATAGCTATTGTTGCAATAGGAATGTTTTCAGTTTTTGACGCTTATTTGCAGAAAACATTAAAATGCGAAAACGGTTTTCAAACCGCAAGAAAAAATCTTCTTGATAATAATCAAAATGATCTAGTTTCCAGATTTGATATTATAACTTCTGCAATCAATGTATTAAAGCATGGCAAGGGTAGATCTTATGAATATTTACTATCAATTAAAAAAGATTTACCTTTCAAAATTAAATTACCCAATGATTCGTTCTTTCACGAAGGCGATGTATCTGAAATCGATACATTAATTCAAATAGATCTTACTTTTTTAAGTGAATGTGAAGAAGTTATTAAAGAGACGTGTAAAGTTTTACAAATACATGATTGATAATAATATTATTTTTTAAGTATAATATTTAATTAATTTAATAAAAAACAACAAAAGTAAATTTTTCTTACATTTCCTATTGACAGTAATGTAAGAATATCTTACTGTAGATTACAGGAATGATTGATACAAACTTCAACCAAAACTATAAAGAGGCAAACCATGAAACATGACATAGATTCCAAATGGTTAAACAAGGGACAGGTATGCCAGCGATTAGGTGGCATTAATTATACAACCCTGGACTATCTGATCAGTGAAAATAATTTTCCTCAAGGGTTCAAGGCAAAAGTTGTTCGTTTTGTTAAATGGTATATTCCTGCCATTGAGGAATGGGAACGAAAACAATTTAACATTCTTCCTAAAAAAGGAATCCCCACAGAGGGAAAGGATATGACAAAAGCCACATCCTAGTTTTATTTACAAAGTCAATGAGCTGTTATCATTACTTATTTCGCATAATGCGATTTAATTGTCAATATTAAAATAACGGATAATGCTAATTAATTTTCGCAATTTTAATATCTAATGGAGATATGAAAATAGGAAATAGTTTTAAATTGTACAGAAAAAGTAAAGGTATCGGGCAAGCGATGATGGCAGAAATTGCCGGAGCGTCCATAACCTCTATTAGTGACTGGGAAAGAGGACGAAATAACCCTGAATTATCAAAGTTGATTAAGATTGCGGAGTATTTCGATGACACACTAGATGAAATTATATTTTTTAATGAGAATCGACAAAAGAAAAATACCAGAGAAGAACAGAAAATTTTGGAAAACTACAGAAAAGCTCCCATGAATATTCAACAATCTATCAGGATCATGCTTAATATATAAAATTAATTTCGCATGATGTTAAATAAATATCTTGACTGATATAACGCATTATGCGAAATTAAGGTCATAAAGGAAACAAAAACCTTTTGATTGGCTACAGTACAAACAAAAAAAAGACCGAGCGGTAACTCGATCTTTTCCCTAACCCCTAGAGGAGTAAAATAAAATGTATTTTATCAGTACTATCAAAAAACTGTTTTGTCCAGAAAATTCTTCCAGTGAAATCGACAAACGGCATGACATTCATCATTTGAATATCATTCATTTTTATGAATCAGAAATACTGGAAATGAAAAACAGGATTTGTTCATTGAAAAGCGATATCGAAAAACTGGAACGTTCTGAAATAAGGATAGCCGGTCTCAATCAGGAAAGGGCGAAACATTACCGTGACCAGCGTGAGGAATATGAACGCCAGGTTAGAGAACTGCAAGAGAATATCTCTTTAAGAAAAACGATACTTGATGCAAATCATTCAATTTGTGGAATGAAAGGCATAAATGGCCATGCATGACACTGATATAGACAGTTTCCTGAAAGAGAAACATAACGACCTGATCAAACCGATTTTCAATGAGTATGTTCAGATCATGAAAAGAGAGGATATGCCGGACGATCATAGGTTGGCTGAATCCGTGTATACATTGAACAGGTTCGTTGGTGCGATAAAATCTTTTACGGAACTTGCAAAATTAAAGCTTGCTGAGAATATGCAAAAAGATGGTGTCTTGAGCTACAAGACAGAAGACCTGACAGTTTCCCTTGTCAGTCCGGTTCCGTCCTGCATCATATCTGATCCCGACATTATTTCCAGGCAGCACCCTGAATTAATGTCACCTTCAAAACCTGACAAGACCGAGATAGCGAAAAGACTTCGCAAGGGTGAGGAAATCAATGGAGCGTATCTGAATAATGGTGGGCCACCAACATTGAGAATTACGCCGGTAAGTAAAAACGTAAATCCATATGCGGGAGAAAATAGCCATGAACAATAAAGTAGTCACACTTCCCAGGGAAAACCATCCTATTCAATCTGTTCAATCAATTCAACATAAGCAACCTGTCGGATCGAGTACAAAGTTTGAACCAAACAGTTTTCAGGAATTGATTTTATTTTCCGATAGACTGGCAAGAACAAACTTTGTTCCCAAAAATTACAGGGGTAAACCGAATGATATATTATGCGCCATCCAGATGGGTGCCGAGCTTGGACTTTCCCCAATGCTTTCCTTGCAGAATATAGCCGTTATAAATGACAGGCCTTCCATCTATGGCGATGCGATGCTTGCGATATGCAAGGCATCCCCTCTTTGTGAAAGTATAGAGGAGTATCTTGACGGGGATCAGTCACAAATCAATACATTGACAGCTATATGCAAGGTCAGGAGAAGAGGTTTCAAAAATGAGATAACAGGCTCTTTTAGCTGGGAAGATGCCAAAAAGGCTGGTCTTGCGACAAAAGCGGGGGCATGGTTGTCATACCCAAAAAGAATGTTGCAAATGAGAGCCCGTGGTTTCGCTCTCAGGGACGCTTTTCCTGATTTGCTGAATGGACTGATAACCCGTGAAGAGGCAAATGATTACCAGCATGAGGAAAACGGTTACATACAGAAAGATGACAGTCATACATGTGATGACAATAACAGGTTGAGCAATCAAATTGAGCATGACGGTGATGGCAACCTGTCAAACAATGACATTGAATATAAATATGAACGCTGTTTCCAATATATAAACACAATAGAAACAACCAAAAAACTTGAGGATTTTACACGGCATTCAAAATTCATAAATTTATGTAGTGAGATAAGTCCTGAACAGAAAGAAAAACTGGATGAACTTATAAATCAAAAGGCTGATAGTCTCAATCAGGAAAGTAAGGATAGTCCTAAACAGGAAAGTCCTGATGATTTTATTGAAGAAATGCCTGACTGCTGATTGACAGGGGATATATTGAAATGCTGGAAATTCATGAAAAAAACAATATAAAACCTGATAAATGGTACGATTGCAATGGAAAGGATTTTTACAATTTTGCGATTGACAGATTAAGACCAAGCCATTTGGAGGTCTGGGGATACCGCTATTATGAGGATGATCCGAATTACAGGGACGAAACGGATGAACTGTTTTATCTGACCCGTCTTGGCAGCCCAATTTCATATGGTCTTGATGATAATTATGACGAGGTGGCGATACTGACATCATCAATCATCTGCTGGAGAGTGAGACCGCAAAAATTAAAAGAAATAAACCGCTGACACAAGGATTTTCTAGATGGACATGATTGTGTTGCTGACAATATTGATATCCAGTTCCGTATGGTTTGGATACGCATTGTCAAACGTTACGGATAACAGAGATAAACAACAGTGATTAAATGAGGTGATATCATGAATGACAATTCATCATCTATCGTAAAAAACGCCGCAAGAAAACAATTCTGTCTAACTGTCAGGCAATTCGCGATAATGACAATGGTCTATATGGATGGAATTGAGGACAGTACGGGTTACTATGCAAACGATCTAAATATTTCAAAACCATCTGTTTGCAAGGCAATCAGTCATCTGGAAGAAATACATCTTGTAAAACGTGAAAGACATTCATGCGATGACAGAAAAATCAGGGTTACAAAAACCGATACCGGTATCCAGTACATGAAAAATATTGGTGCCATTCATTAAACAAGGTCATGAAAATGAAACAAGATAATAATGTTGTAAGAGATATTCCTGAAGTGAGATATGAATTTAAACTTCATTTAACAATAAATGAAAAGACTATAATTCTTGATAGTTCAACCATTCTAAGTGAATCTTTCAATGAAAAGGAGTTGGACAAGGATGCCTATCTTGAAAAAGAGTTGGATAAACTTTCAGACAGTGAATTATATGAAGGTTTAGTTTTATTTCGTAAAAAACAAAAGAAGGATGATGGTATTTCTATTGATAAAACACAAAGTCGTGAAATAATGAAAACTTTTTTGAAATTAGCCATCGTTAACGATGTCTTGATTTATCTCAATTTATGTTAATTCATAATTTCAAAAATCAATTGGAAAAAATGAAAAAGAGTAAATAGCACGCTCTATAAAGACCGCTGGTACAATGAATAAAGATCAAACAAGACAAAATAGACTGCCGATACAATGAATAAAGATCATATTAAAATAGAAAGTGATGATATCAATCTTATAGTTGAAAAAATTATTCAGCAAATAGATAAATATATCAATAATGAGAATAAATTTTTTAGCCTTCAGGGTTTGCAAAAAAGATATGACCTGCCAAAGCTGGATAGAAGAACCCTTATTGATATGTCCAATAAAAAGGGATTCCCGAAACCATTGCAGTTTTCAGAAAAGAGGGATATATGGTTGAGAAGTGAAGTGAAGGAATGGGAAGAGAAAATCAAAAAGGAACGCAACTGATCACCTCCTGGGCATAATGGTCAATTCCCTGATCGGTCTCAATCCGTCAAACAGTAAATCCGCCCATATCTGGTATAACTGTTTTCTTCTTTCAGAATGTTCAGCGCGATTATATGCTGCCTCAACCGAATTTTCTGGTGAATGTGCCAGCATCATATCAATGATAGATCGGTCTTCTGGATATTTTTCATTCATGATACTTGAAAAAGACGCTCTGAACCCATGCGGTGTGTGAATACCTTTATAACCTGCCCTGTTGATTAAATATCCCATCGCATTTTCACTCATGGGTTTCAGTATCGAGCGATCACCTGGAAATACATACGGACTGTTTCCGGAAAATTTTTTGACCTCATTCAATATTTCCCTTGCCTGCATGGGTAGAAAAACCCTATGCCCTTTTTTCATTTTCATACGTTGCGATGGTATTGACCATACATCACCATCAATCTCATCCCACCGCATTCCCCGCAATTCTCCAGGTCTCACAAATACAATCGATAATAAACGTATGGCAAGCTTGGTTATAGGTTTTCCAGGTTCAAGTTCAATTGTATTCAGCATTTCCTTTAGGGATTCGAGATTGGTAATCGCGGGCTGCTTTCTTTTCCTTACAATTTTTTTCAATGAACCCTTAACGAGATGGGTCGGATTATTCTCTTTATAAATTCCAATTGAAATGGCGTAGTTGAAAACCGATTCTATTCTTTGCCTTATTCGATGGGCGGTTTCAATCGAGCCTTTATTTTCTATTTTTTGCAATAACCCGTAAATCAGTGGGGTATTGATATCATGAATAACCAGATGCCCTATATGAGGAATGATATTTTTCCGCAGTGAGGTCATGACATCATTGGCGTGCCGTTTTGTCCATCTATCCCTGTTTAGATTCCACCATCTGTTTACAATATTCTCGAACGTGTTTTCCTGCTGTATGGATTGAAAATATTTTTGTTGCAATTTGGCGATTCCAGGATCAATGCCTTTTGCTATATCCTGCTTTGCCTCATCTCTAGCTTTTCTTGCATCCGCCAGTGAAACCTGTGGATATGAACCGAAAGTCAACAGTTTCTCTTTTTTTGCGAAAGTGTATTTGAAACGCCATATCTTGGAGTTTGCTTTTGTGATAACCAGGTATAGACCGCGTTCATAAAGCTTGTTTCTACCCTTTTCCTGATATTTGGCTGTTTTTATGGCTTTATCCGTTAACATCGATATACCCCAAGATGAAAAATCATATACCCCAGAATATACCCCAATATCAAATGCGTTCAA